AAAGTCGTTCATAGTATTTTATTATAAATATTATAACTCTCTTTTAGCTGTAGTCTTAAATTCAGTAAAAACTGGTTTGTGTCTTGGGAATTCTAAATCAAATAATCTTTTTACAGTTTTAAATATATCAATATTTTCTTCTTGCGAGCGTTTTGACTCATACATTTCCCATCCTTTACCTTGCATTGCACCTTCTTTAGGACCTCTTTTAGAGGATTTTAACCATAATACACCATAACGATCTGCTTTTTTACCATAACATTCTTCATAACATTTACCATAAATTGCAGTTTGTAAATCATATGTTGTTTGTAAATGGTTAGATGTTTTAAAATCTATAATCCATAGCTCACCATCAATTTCACACACCATATCACAAGTACCTGCTACTTTAATTTCATCTGAAAATATGTGTACTTCAGTTTCAATTAATGTTGGGTTATAAGTTTCCCACCAATCAACAAATCTTAAAAACATTTGCCATACTTTAGGATCATACATTGGATATCCATTTTTTAAGAAATTTAATTCTTTACCATTAAGATAGTCTTCACACATTTCATGTACTAAAGTACCTTCTTCACCTGCTTTTTTAACTATCCAGTCAGCTGAGTAACCTACTTTTTTCAACCATTCTTGGAAAAATTTGCCTTTTGGATAACAAGATAAAACATATGTAATAGATGGATAATACTTTCCATTTCGTCTATAATACCTTGAATCTGGTAATGTAATCTGTTTCGCATCTTCACTAATCTCTAATATCCTATTGTAGGATTTTTTGATGTTCTTTTTGCTCATACTAATTCTAATTTTTTTTCCATTAAATCATATTGAGTTAATGGAATGGTATTTTGGATTAATTTTGTAAATTTATTAAATCCCATTTCACTAGGGTCTTTCCCTTGAAGTTCTACCAGATAAACTTCCTTACCTTGATTTATAAAATCCTCAGCGAATTTTAATGCTTTTTTCATTGCGTCAGTGTCTAATGCAATGTATATTTTTTCAATAGTTGATGTAACTATTTTTTTCATTAATTTTGATTGTATATTATTGCCTAATAGTGGTATAGCATTACGTTTAATGGCTATGGCGTCAAATGGCCCTTCGCACAGTACTAACGGTAACTTCCAATTAATAAACAATTCAAATGGTACTATATCACGTGATGCTTCAGGGTTTCTATATTTTCTATATGGATCTTTTTCAAATGATCTACCTGTAAAGAAATTTAAACTACCATTTTCATCATAAGAAGGTATAATAACCATATTTTTATAATTGCCATATTCACAATAACCTAAATTATATTTATAAACATCATCCATTGTTAAACCTCTATTTCTTAAATAACTCCATGCTTGTTTACCTGTTATTCCTGTAGCATTACTAGTTACCTGTTTAAATTCATTAGGTAATTTAACATTAATTATTTTTTCAACTACTTTACGTTCGTTTTCATTAGCAACTAATTTAAATAACTCAGTAAATTTTTCTGGGGTAGCTTTAATTTGTTTAAATAGTGTAGATATTCGAGTACCTTTTTTATCACATACCCAACAATGCCATGGATTGTAACCTTTTTTATTTTCTGAGAAATTAACTTCTAATTTAGGTTTAGCATGATTGCAAAAAGGACAATGATAAGATTGATTACCTCTAGCAGTTCTTTTTCCAGTACCTAATACAGAGTTAACCAAGTTAACTAATAGTTCGTTTACCATAGTATGTAATGTACGAATAATGATTCGCTAATCAAAGTCTTTCCTAAAAAACTTTCCTAATATATTATCATTAATATGAGTGCTGTCTTTATCTTCTAATATACCATGTTTAAATAAATATTTGGTTTCATAGTATGTTAGTAATTTTTTAGATGGGACAAATTGTAATATACGTTTTTCCCAATTTTCACCAGCATTATCTTCTTTCGATAATGTAAGAATTTCTTTTTGGGATCCAAAATAATCTACCCAATCTGATTCAGATATTACTTTTTGTTTTATAGGTACACGACCTCTAAGTCCTTTTTCAGCTCTTTCTTCTCGTAAAGCATTTAAGGCTTTTTTACCTAATCGTTTATTTCTTTCGAAATATAATACTTTTTTGCCAATGTATCTTACGTCTGTTGGTTTATATCTAACTTCATAAATAAACCCGTAAGTTCCTTCTGGCATATCACTTATTGATGTTATAACCCTTCCCTGGTAAGACCAGGTAGCGGTAGTTGGCATATGTTTCATGTTTTTATGTATCAAAGTTTATAACGAAAGTAGTATCTGTATGTAAAGATATTGGTAGGGCATTAGATAATTTACCTACTACTACTAATTGATTTGCTTCATTATATAATCCTATTTGGGTTACATAAGGGCTAAAATAAGATCCAGTACAAAAATCATAGTATACTTCATTTGGGTTTTGTTCAAATGTAGTAACCATTAAATCACCTAAAGCAAATGTAATAGTTACTGTACCATTACCTCCTATTAAAGTACCAGGAAAGGTTATTACATCCCCATAACTATATCCTCTACCTGTTGAGGTAGCTGTTATTGAAGATACTACATTATTTGCTATTACTATTGTTAATATTAATCCTGTTCCTTGACCTGTTACTGTTGTAATTACTGAAGCTCCTGCCCCATTACCAATAAGAGTATAAGTACCATTTCCAGGTGATACACCTGTTATATCTATAGATGATAATAAAGCATCAACTGCTGCTGATACTTCACCTGATGGTCTTAAAGATGATGGGTTTGTTGTATATGAAAATTCATTATCTCTTATTACACATTTATATTGATTTTCTCTAATTGTAATTGAAGATGAAAATTGTATTGAAGATGAATCCATTTGGGAAGTCATATTACCATCATAACCTACTTGTGATCCTAATAATCTTAATTGACCTGGGTCATCTGGTCCTCCTGTTAATACTGCTATTCCTTGGGAATAGAATATTTGTCCTACACTATGTGTTACACTGAATCCTCCTGCTGCATCTGTCTGTTGTGCTAATAAATTTCCTTCACCATCATCTTTAACTAAACTATGTGTAAAATCAGATGATGTATATTCGAATTGAAATTGTTCGCAAGGTATTTTTTCACCAAATAATTTAGATGGTATTGAAATAACTGAAGGTCCATTTACAGCTGTTGAAGCTGAAAATTGTGCAAAATATCTTGATTGGGTTACTGATGATTGTAAAAAATTATCAAATCTAGGGCCTGTAGTTATACCAACATTTCTATTAAAATCTGGAGTTGCACCTGGAACTAAACTTTGAGAAGGTAAATTGTCACCTGTTGATGAAGTTAAAAAATTAGAATAATATAATTGTTTAACACTATTAAAAACTAATACTTTATCTAACACAGAAGTAAATCCTGTTGGATTTGACCCTGATGTATATGGACCTTGTAAACCTTGATAATATTCAATACCTACATCTGATGCTGACACTTGACTGCTGCTATAAGCAAATCGTTTGTTAGCCCCAAAGGGTGTTATTACAACCTCATTTGTATTAAATTGTTTGAATATAGCCATTCATCTTAAAAATCAAGTTTAACTCTTACAAGTAATTCTTTAGTAAAGTCTTTTTCTAATGGTCTTGATAATTTAGCTACAGCTAATAATTCAGCTGCATCATTATATAGACCTACTGATGTAATGTAAGTTGTTGGATTATCTATGAATGAATCGAATAATATAGCTCCTGTTGAGCTTGATATAAATGAAGGATTTGCTGAATAATTATATTCTTGTGATTTTGCTCTACAAAATATAAAGTCAGATGATAAATCTTCTTTTGAATTTAATGTAAATCCTTTTGTAGCTGATCCAAATTTACTTGCTACACCTAATGCATTTACTATTTTTGCTGAGTTGTCAGCCCATGTACCATTAGTTCTTGATGTACCTAAACCAATACCTCCATCTGCTGTTGCCCCATCTAAAGCTTCTCCACTTAATATTAATAAACTAACATCAGGTAAAACCCAACCATAGGATCCAGAATTAATTGTCCAACCATTCGCATCTGTAGCTGTTGTAGCTGCTGCAATTGGAACACCTGCTGAACCTGATATAATATTATAATATCTTCCAGCATCTGAAAATTGTGCTACTGTATTTACTTTACTATCATCTGTTAATACTAACTCATTATTTGCACCTGATCCTGACAGATTTAATGTCCAAGTTCCAGGTAATATAGATTGTTTGTATCTTGCTCTTTCAATTGGTAAACAATAAAAATAAGATGATGATTGGTTTCCAAATATAAATGAAGCATTTTCATCTCCTAATACTAGATTTCTATATGAACCATAATTTATTCTTGTAGGTGTAGTTCCTACTACTAAGGCATTTAATGGTATACTACCACTACCTACTATATCATTATAAGCAACATCAAATTGAATTGCTGCTGTTACTCCTGTTGAAGCTGTTTGATATACTGATGTGTAATATTCTTTTACAGCACTTGTTACTTGAGCTGAACTAGTTTGGAATACTTGTAATGTTGGTGTATTACCACTCCACATTGCAGCTGTTACAGAATCAGTACTTAGTACTTTATCCGAGGCATCTAATGTTATATAAGCACCTCTTAATTCTGTTGGTTTTGTTGTTCTTGTGTCTGCCATAGTTTATTTTTTTAAGATGCTGTTGTTGTTTTAGTTACTTGTATTGGCACAGATGCTCTTGCTCCTGAATCCATCCCTACTACAACTAATGTAGCATATAAAATATTATTAGATCCAAATAGTGTATTTACTCCTGTTGCTACAATAGTGCAGGTAGTACCTATTACTGTTTGCGATGTTGATGTACCATTAGTTATTGTCATATTAGCATTTTGAGCAGCTAAAGCTTGTGCTGCTGGTGTTGAAACTCCGCTACCAAAAAACTGAGATGAAACTCTAACATCTGAAATAGTAAATGAATATCCTGATGGTTCAAATTTAGTACCATTTAAATAGTTTAATGTTTCTGGTGTTATTGTTTCTGATGATAATTGTGGTATTTTAAGTAATGGTCCAATTCCAGGTCCTGCTAATACTGGCATTTTTGCAGTTTGTCTTGGTAAAGTAACTAATTTATACTTCATCATTTGAGATTCATCTGGAAACGCCTCTAATAAAGGCATATTTTCAATTGCCTCTCCATAAAAAGCTGATCCTGAAGGATGATTTGGATTGTATAAAGTATAATCTACTTCATCATCAGATAAAGCAAATTGTGTTATGTCAAAGGATCCATCACCTTTTGCAAGTAATTCTCTTCCTTTCTTAGTTAATATAGCATCAACTGTTATAAGTTGGTTATTTAAATATCCCATTACTGTGTTGTTTTAGTTATAAATATATAATATTTTATTTTTTATTCCAAGTTATAATAAACATTCTTAACTACCTTGCGTTGTTGCTTGAGGCGTTGCTCCTGGGAATGCGTTTTTAGCCCTTAATTGATTAATAATGTTTAAAGCATTTTCTTTTTGTTGTAATGTTAAATCATTAGGTATAATATACCCACCACCTGATTGTGTTCTAGTACCTTTTGATCCAGATGGTGCTTGTACTGATCTAGCCATTACTCTATTATCTGCTTCTACTTCTCTTCTTATTGTAAATTTAGTAATTGCTCCACTATCTAATCCATTTAATGCTACTAATGGATCAGGAGTTACTTCTAAAAATGTTGGTGCTACAAATTCAATTGTACCTACTGCTTGTTCACTATATCTATTTGATGTACCTCCATCAAAACAACCAGGATCTACTTTAAATCTAAACCCATTATTTGCACCACTTGTTCCTGTTTGAACATTTGCTCCTTGTAGTGTTATTATTATAGTACCAAATGTAATACCAAATCCTGCATTAGCTAATACAGTAGATGAAACTGTTAATGTGTCACCAGCAACATAACCAGCAGATGATCCTACTATTAAGAATCCACTAGTTATTTGATAATCACCTTTTCCTACAGCTGTTGAAGTTAATGATAATGTTCCTCCAGTACCTGATCCATTTGTTGAAAATGTTCCAGCAGTAGTTCCATTACCTTGAGTAAATGTTTGAGTTGTAACATTAGCAACTCCTACTGTAGTATCTATTACAGCTGATGAATTATTAATAAATGCTCCATCTGTTAGTCCAGTTGCAGATCCTGAGTATCTATAGTTTTGTACTCCTAATACTGTAAATTCTTTATTAAATGATAATGATTGAGATGGTGAACCATTAGCAACAAATATTTCTCTTAAACCTTCTGCTCTAATTACATCACCTCTATTTATTAAAAATGGTTGTTGATAATCAGCATAATTTCCACAATTAGAACCTGTTGGATACCATGAATAATAATTATCTGTATCTCTTGGATCTAAACCATCTTTAACCCATATTGTAGAAGCAGAATAAGGACTAGACAATGATGAAACTAAACATTGAGGTTCTGTTCTTGTAGATCCACTTTCTACTAATTTATTGTAGGTGTGAAATAATGCTAATTGCGGGCCAGATAATTCTAACCTATAATCTGATGGAATTGTTGGTTCATTTGCAGATTGTGATGTTGCAAATGGTAAGAATGACTCTGATACATTTGATACATAGTAATTACTACCACTTAATAAGAATCCATTACTTTGTGTAGGTACAGTAGCTGTTACTGTAATATTACTAGCTGTTACCATTTGAATTGTACCTAATGGTTCTCCTACTTGTGATTGTGAAAGAGGTACTCCAGCTTGTTGATATTGATATGCTTGAGATTCATTTGCAAAATTTCTAGCATTTGCATTTAAAGTTTGGAATACTGTAGCTGAATTTAA